CTCGTACCGCTTCCTACTCCGTAAGGACGCTTTCGCGCTCGGGAGTGCGATCGAAGAGGCGGGGTTACTCCGGAAAACCGAGGCGGAGCTCGCGGCGCGATTGTCGCGGTATGTGTTGGAGGGAGGGAGGTTGCGACTCTCGGATCTCATCCGCGCGGATCGCGCCGCCGTCGGGTGGGTGCGCGTTACGCGCGGGAAAGCGTGCGCGTTTTGCGGGTTGCTCGCCGCGAGGGGCCCGGTGTACTCCAAGCGCACCGGGGGGTTTCGTGCGCATAATCGCTGCGCGTGCACGATCGAACCCGTTTTCCACGATCTCCCGCGGGAGAAATGGCCGCCGAGCTCGCGCGCTTGGGCGGACAAGTACGCGGAGTGGAAACAAGCAAGCGCGACGGGGGAGGTAGGATCTTGGCGCTCGTTTGCGGGGTGAGTGATGCCGTGCTCAGGTTGCGCGCGTAGGCGCGCGGCACTCAAACGATGGCTACTCGAAACACTCGGAGGTAAGGATCATGTCGGACGAAACGACGAAGCAAGCGACGGACGCACCGCCGCCGACACCGCCGACGACGGACGCGGACAAGCCCGATCCGATCGCGGAGCTTGAGAAATGGCGCGCACTCGCGCGCAAGCACGAGGCGGAGGCAAAGCGTAACGCGGAAGCGGCCGCGAAGCTCAAGGCGCTAGAGGACGCGCAAAAGTCCGAGATCGAGCGCATCCGCGAGGCCGCCGAGCTTGCGAAGCGGGAAGCGGAGCAAGCGCGGACGGAAGCTCTTCGTTGGCGGGTTGCCGCTCGTTTGCAGCTCCCCGCGCAACTCGCGTCGCGCTTGCAAGGCACGAGCGAGGAAGAAATCGAGGCGGACGCGAAAGAACTTTTGGCCGCGATCTCGAAAGGCGCGGTGCGCGACTTGCCGAAGGACTCGACGGTTTCGGGTGCGACGGGTACCCCCGCGTCCGAGGGTGAGGAACTCGATCCGCGAAAACTTGCGTCGAGGATCAATTCGAGGTGGTAATATCTTCTCGGTGCTTGATCGCTGCCGCACCGACAGGGTGCGAGTCCGAACGGACGCGCTAGCGGTGACGCACCCCGGAGCTTCCGCCGATGCCGACACGGTGTCGGGCCCGCGAGGGTGATCGACTATCACCGGAGGGTTAGCACTTGGCGATCTCAACTATCAAGCCGCAGATTGTGTCGGCTACCGCGCTCGGTTTGCTTGAGCGCGACGTCGTGGTTCCGCGTTACGTTTGGCGTGACGCGGGGGGTGACTTCCGCGGTGCCGCGGGTGATGCGGTGACGATCCGCGTCCCCGCGTACTCACCCGCTCGGACGCGCGCGCTTCGCTCGGGTGCGGCGCGGACAAAGGACAATCTCACCGAGCGGCGCGTCGTCGTCACGCTCGACACAAACGTGTACAAGTCCGTCGGGATCACCGACGAGAACCTCACCCTCGACATCACGTCGTTTTCGGAGCAAGTGATCGCTCCGATGGTTGCGGGGATTGCGCGGGGTATCGAGGACATTTTGATCTCGACGATCCAAGGCGCGACGTACGCGTACAACGTTACGCTCGATCCCGACGTTGGCACGGAAACCGCGACGACCTCTAAGACATTCTACGGCGCCGCGGTGCGCGCTCGGCGGATGCTCAACAACGGGAGAGTGCCGATGACCGACCGGGTTATGATCGTCGGCACGTCGATCGAGGCGCTCGCGCTTCAAGAACCCCAGCTCGTGTCCGCGGAGCGCATCGGCACCGCCGACGGTATCCGCGAGGGGATGATCGGGCGGATTGCCGGGTTCGACGTGATCCCCGTCCCCGCGCTCGCACCGGGTGAGGCGTACGCGTTTCATCGCACCGCGTACGTGCTCTCGACGCGCGCTCCGTCCGTCCCTGCGTCGGCGCCTTGGGGTGCGACGCAAGCGTGGAACGGATTTTCTATCCGTGTCGTGCAAGCGCTCGATCCCGACACGGTGGTGGACACGGTACACGCGGACGTTTTCGCGGGTGCCGACATCGTGCGGGATTACGGGACGCTCACCGGGGAAATTTTCACCCCCGCGGAGAACCCCGATCTCGACGTCGACACGCCGCTCTTCGTTCGTGCCGTCAAGATCACTCTCGCGTAGCGTGTAGGATGCCGACGCTCCCTCCGCTCGCTACCCTCGCCGCGATGGGGGATCGACTCGGGGTAACCCTCGATCCCTCATCGGCGGACGGTATCCGCGCGACGGCGGCGCTCAACGATGCATCGTCCGTCGTGCGCACCGTCGCGCGGCGGACATGGGTTGACGAGGACGGCAACCTCGAACCCGTCCCTCCCGTCGTCGAGCAAGTGGTACTTGCGGCGGCGATCCGCGTCTTTCGCAACCCCGACGGTTTCGCTCAAGCGTCCGTCGGTGACGTGTCGGTGTCGTACGGATCGCGGCCGGGGGGTTCGGTGTTCCTTACCCGCGACGAAAAGCGCGCGGTGATGGTTGCCGCGGGTGCGACGGCGGCGCGCTCGCTCGCTATCTCGTCGGGCTGGATCGTGCTCCCGACGCACTCCCCCGACGACGAGGCGCTCGCATGATCCCCGTGTCGACGACGACGATCCGCGTGCTCCGTCCCTCGACTCCGAGGGTGCCGTACGGTGCCGTACCTCCCCTCGCGGTTGTTGCGTCGGGGGTGCGCGCGCATATCTCGACACAACAAGGCGTCGAGGATTCGACGGGTGCGCGGGAGGTGGTCTGGTTCCGCCTATCGTGTGATCCCGTCGACATCCGACACGGCGATACCGTCGAGGACGAGCGCACCGGAGCGCGGTACGACGTGCTCTGGGCACGCGTCCGCACCGGGGGGAGCGTGCTTTCAACGCTCGATCACGTGCAAGCGGGCATGATCCAAACGTCCGGAGTTAGGAGCGCACCGCGTCGTGTCTGAAGGATTCCGCATCGATCGGATCGAATTCCACAAGGACGGGCTAGAGGATGCGCTCGTTCGGAATCCCGCGATCGCGCTCGTGCTCCGCGAAATCGCGGAGGATAGGATCAAGCGCGCATCGTACCCCGGAGCGACGTTTCGCGTTTGGGCGGGCGTCGGCAAAAAGCGCGGAGCATACGCTCAAGGGGTGATGTATCATCCCCGCGCGAGGTTCGTCGAATTCGGCACCCGCAAGGCCGCACCGCGTGCGGTGTTGCGGCGCGCATTTGGGATCGTGTAGCGATGGCGACCGAAGCATGGATCGAGGCGGACGTTGACGGTGCGTTTCGGGAGTACCTCGAAGTCGCACTCGGGCCCGCGATGCTTGGGAGGGTGCAACACGCCGCGACGGACGGGCCGCTCCCGCAAGTTGTCGTCATGCGACTCGGCGGGTATGCGACGGACATTTCGTATCAGATCGACGTTTGGGATGAGACACGCGACGGCGCGTGGTTGCTCACCGCGACGGTAGCGGGTGCCGTCGAGGTAGCGTCGGAGGCTTGGGCGTCGCTCATGCCGTCCGCTCATGCGCGCATCATCGGAACCCGCGTCGAGTCGATCCGATGGTTGCCCGACGACGTTACCGACACGCCGCGGTACGTCGTCGAGGTGACGGTATCGGGTACAATCGCTTAGCAAGCACGGGAGGACACAACCATGGGAAACCCCACAAACGTCCGCGTCGGGCCCGGGAAGCTCTATTGGGCACCGCTCGGTACCCCCGTCCCCGCGGATCTCGACACCCCTTGGGACACGGATTGGATCGAGCTCGGGTACACGCACGAGGGATCGACGTTCTCGATCTCGGCTGACTTTCAGGATGTGACGGTTGCCGAGGAATACGAACCCGTCGCGATCTTGCAAGTGTCGAGGACGATCACCGTCAAGTTTGCGCTTGCGGAGCTCACCGCCGAAAACTTGCTCCGAGCGCTCAACGGGGGAACCACGACGACTGTTGCGGGGGTGACGACGTACACTCCCCCGGCGGCGGGTGACTTCACCCCCGCGATGCTCGGGTGGGAGTCCGACGACGGGCTCGAACGTTGGATCTTCCGCAAAGTGATCCAAACGGGGAATATCGAGATCCCGCGAAAGAAAGCACCCGAAAAGGCGGTTATCCCCGTCGAATTCCGAGCGATGAAACCCTCGGGCTCGTCCGCTTTCGTTTGGATCCATGATGCCGACTATGCCGCGTAGCGTCGAGGTTCGCGGTAGGACGTTCGAGGTTGCCGACACGATCCCCGCGATCGTGCTACTCAAGCTCGCTCGCGCTCAAACGACGAGCGACGCGATGTTCACCCTCGCAAGTGTCTACGAGTTGCTCCGTGCCGCGATTGTGCCGGAGCAACTCGACGACTTCGAGGCTTGGCTCGCGGCTCCGCACGACGGGCACCCGATCGACGTCGACGAGTTGATCGAGATTGTCGGGAGGGTGATCGAGGCGGTAGCATCGCGCCCTTTCGGGGAGCGCTCATCCTTGCCGGAATCGCGGCCGCGAGGTGGGACGCGCTAGAGGCGCGACTCGTGCTCGCGGGACACGGTGTCGGCGGTGCCGACGTTATCGAGGGGTGGGACGTGCGACGATTCCTCGCGGTTGTCTACTATCTCGTCACCGAGCATATGGACCGCGACGCGCGGGATGATTTCGACGCTCAGCTCGCGTCCGCGGACGCGGATAACTCGGCACCTCGTCGACTCTTTGCGGCGCTTGCCGGAGGGGAGGAAGTGATCGATGGGCGCGGCACCGAGTAGCGGCGGGAAGACGATCGCGGAGGCTTTCGTCACCCTCCGCCCGAAGGTTGACAATTTCGCGGAGGAAGCGGGCTCGAAGCTCAAGGGGGTCTCGGACAAGCTCGCGCTCGCTACCGTCGGGATCGCGGGTGCACTCGGGGGAATGGGTGTCGCGGCGACGACGGCTTTTGCGTCGTTCGAAAAGGGTATGAACAACGTCGCGACATTGCTCCCGACGTTCACCGACCAGCAACTCAAGGAACTTGACGGGAAGGTTCTTTCGCTCTCAAAGAACCTCGGGGTGCTCCCGAACGAGGTAGTGCCCGCGCTCTATCAATCGCTCTCCGCGGGCGTCCCTCCCGATAATGTCTTTGAATTCCTCGAATCGTCGTTCAAAGCCGCGACGGCGGGCGGTGCGACGCTTGAGACCGCGGTAAACGCGCTCACCTCGGTGGTGAACGCGTACGGTGCCGAAACCGTCGACGCCGCGAAGGCGTCCGACATCATGTTTACGGCGGTGCGACTCGGGAAAACGGACTTCCAGCAACTCGACGCTTCGCTTTTCAACGTCGTCCCGACGGCGGCGTCGTTGGGGGTGAAATTCGAGGAAGTCGCGGCCGCGCTCGCGGTGATGACGGCACGAGGTGTCCCGACCTCCGTCGCGACGACGCAGCTTCGCGCCCTTTTCGTTGAGTTTTCGCGGGACACGACGAAACTTTCGCAAGCTTTCGCGTCGGTGTCGGGGCAATCATTCCCCGAGTTTATCCGTAACGGCGGCACGGTTACCGATGCGCTCGCGATGATGCGCGAATCGATTCCAGACGACGAATTCCGAAACCTCTTTTCCTCCGTCGAAGCCGCGAACGCGGCGTTACTCATGTCGGGCCCGAACACGGAGGCGATGCGCTCCGCGCTCAACGAGACGATGAACTCCGCGGGTGCGACGGACGCGGCCTTTGCCGCGATGGATCAGGGGTTAGCGCGGACTTGGCAAAGAATCAAGGCAAACGCTCAAGTCGCGATGATTCAAGTCGGCGCCGCGATTGCACCCGTCGTCGAAAAGGCGCTCGTTTGGTTCGCGGATCACCTCCCCGGAGCGATGGATCGCGCGGGACGTGCGTTTCGCGCGATTGCCGATGCGTCCGAACCTTTCGTCCGCTTTGTCCGCGACGATGCGCTCCCCGCTATCGAGCGCTTCGCGGGTGTTGTCCGCGAAGCGGTGCAACCCGTGATCGATAGACTCGCGGGATGGTTCCGCGAAAACG